TGGTGGACGACTCAGCCCTGGCAGCGTTCTTCATTGACCCAACCAAAGCACGAGACTTAGTTTTACGCCAGTCAGAAGCCGCCCAGATTGCCGCAGCCGCCCGCCGCCAAGCCAACATGGGGCTTACAGCCGCCGAAGCAGAACAACTTTCCATACAGGGTGTCACCCCACAAGAAGCACAACAACAGTTCGGGGCGCTCGCACAAACACAAGAACTGTTCCAATCTGTACAACCAGGCGAAGAAGAAATCAGCCGTCAAACACAACTTGAAGCAATCGGTGGAAACGCAGCAGCAGCACAACGCATCGCAACACGTCGTCGTCGTCGCCAAGCAGAGTTTGAAGCAGGCGGTGGACTAGCCGAAACACAACAAGGTGTGACAGGACTACGCACAGTCGGACAATAGTGTGTTATAGTGACACCTGTAGACCGATGGTCAAAACCTGTGGGACATCCCCCGATACCACAGCGTACATAGGGGTGCAAAATCAAATGTAGCCACCACATACCTCCGATGTGGTGTGGACTCTAAGGAGAGTGCCATATGTCAGAGTACGATTACGACGACGAACAGTCTGAAACCGAAGCCCGTAACCCAGTTCGGGCAAGGATGAAAGAACTGGAGAAGCAACTTGCAGAAGCCGAAAAGCGGGCGCAAGCAGCCGAACAAGCCGCAAGGAAAGCAGCGTTCTTGGAAGCAGGTTTAGACCTGAACAACAAGATGACTGAATACTTCATGAAGGCTTACGACGGTGAAGCAACTCCAGAAGCAATCAAGCAGGCTGCTATGGAAGCAAATCTGATTAGCACCCCAAACAACAGTGAGGAAACTGCTGCATGGAAGCGAACCGAACAGGTCGCCTCTGGTAGTGGAACCGCACAACCCCCAGTTGATTGGTCAAGGCGAATCAATGAGGCGTCTTCTGAAGCCGAAGTTCTCGCAATCCTGGCTGAAGCACGAGACACCCTCTAACTTCAACCCGTAAAGGAAAACCAAAATGGCTGGAGAAACAACTACCTCCTCCCTGTCAGTAGACCAGACAGCATTTGACCGCATTGCCTATTTCGCATTGCGTTCAGAACTCTTGTTTGACCAGGCTGCTGACGTTATGCCAACCGCACAAGCAATGCCAGGTTCGGCTGTCACATTCACCATCTTCAGCGACTTGTCGCCTGCAACCTCCACACTCAACGAAGTGACAGACGTCACCCCAGTTGCATTGTCGGACAGCCAGGTAACAGTCACCCTCGCTGAATACGGCAACGCAGTTGTCACCACCGCAAAGTTGCGTGGAACGTCCTTCTTGGATGTTGACGCATCAGCAGCCAACATTGTTGGTTTCAACGCAGGTGACTCAATTGACCGTGTTGTTCGTGACGTTCTTGCTGGCGGCTCAAACGTGTCGTACGCAACGGGCGGCGCAACCGACCCATCAAGCCGTACAACCATCAACACCGATGACTTGCTCACAGCAAACGACGTCCGCAAGGAAGTTGCTCGTCTTCGTGCAGCCAACGTAGCAACCTTCAACGGTGCATACATGGGCTACATCCACCCAGACGTGTCGTACGACTTCCGTTCAGCAACCGACGCAGCAGCATGGCGTACCCCCGCCAACTATGTAGACCCATCGGGTATCTACAACGCTGAAATCGGAATGTTTGAAGGTGTCCGCTTCATTGAGACGCCTCGTGCGCCATTGTTCGCTAACGCATCAGACAACGCTGGTGCAGCAGGAAACATTGACGTGTACGCAACCCTCATCATGGGTCGTCAGGCACTCGCTAAGGCACACTCCATCACCGATGGTAACGGCGCAACACCAAAGATTGTTCGTGGCAACGTCACAGACCTTCTCATGCGTCTTCAGCCTCTCGGTTGGTACTGGCTCGGTGGATACGGACGCTTCCGTGAGGCAAGCCTCCGTCGTATTGAGTCGGCATCAAGCATTGGTGCTAACGCCTCCTAATAAAACTGAACCCAGTTTGGCGAAGCCCCCTGTCAGAAATGGCGGGGGGCTTTTGCTATCATCTATCTATGGCTGTGTTTCGTCCACCAACAGATGACTTCGTATATTGGACAGACCTATACGACAACAGCCCAGAATCACGGCTGTTCTCCCGTGTCCGTAACAGCCCCCGTGGACGTAACGTCTACAAACTGGTTGACGGTGGATACACAGAGAACCAGCCCGCCACATTTGACATGATAGAAAAAATCTATCTAGGTGGACACGACAATGTTATTGACGCAACTGAAGAAGCAGACCTGATTGCTGCTGGATACGGGGATTACATTGAAGCATCGTGAAACACACCCTGACCTGGACGTGGAAGGCTGCTTCGGTTGCCGTATCGCCCATGTCCGCACAGGAATGAACACCACCACCACCCGTGGTCAGGAAGTGGCGAAAGTCAACAAGACAGAGAAACAGTGGAACGTGGATATGCCTGCATATAAACGGCTTCGTAAAGATGGTTTGCAACCTAAATCCATTGATGGTTCTGCCCAGATGGAAAAGAAGGCGAAGCACGAATGGCAAGTAGAAACTGGTATTGTCAAGTAATGGCTGCTAAGAAGAAACAATTTTGGGACACTAAAAACCCAAAGAAAAAGTCAACACCTTTGACTGATTCGCAGAAGGCTGCGGCTAAGGCTCGTGCCAAAAAAGCAGGGCGTTCATATCCGAACCTAGTTGATAACGCATGGGCGGCAAAGCAATGACCATTGAGTATCGTGGCGAAAAGTTCGCTGGCTACAACAAACCGAAACGCACCCCTAACGCCAACAAATCTCACGCTGTCCTCGCCAAAGAAGGTAGCCAAGTGAAACTGATTCGCTTCGGTCAGCAAGGCGTCCAGGGTTCCCCTGATGGGTCAGCCCGCAACAAGGCTTTCAAAGCCCGCCACGCCAAGAACATAGCCAAAGGGAAGATGTCTGCGGCGTACTGGGCAGATAAGGTAAAGTGGTAGAACCATGGCTGCACCTGCTACACAGAACCTAACTATCACACGAGGCGACACTGAAACTGTTGTAGCCGTATTGACCTCTGACGAGGCTGGCACCCCCATCAACATCACAGGACGCACCTACACAAGCCAGGTTCGTTCAACCCAGGATTCCAGCATCATCGCTGCCTCTTTTACTTGCACTGTCACGAACGGTGCTGCTGGCGAAGTGACTTGTGTGATGACTGCTACAGCATCAGCAGAGTTAGACCCTGGTTATTACTTTTGGGATTTACAAGAGAACGCTTCAGGCACAATCTCTACAGTTCTTGCAGGACAAGTATCGGTTCTTGCTGACGTGACGAGGTAGCAGTGGCTACCACCAATGTCACAGTTGTAATAAGCAACGAACCCGTCACAGTTTACAGAACTGTCAACACATTCACGGTTGCATTAGCCGACCCTAACGTACCGATTGAAGTAGGTACACGCACACAGATTGTAGGTACATCTAATGTCGGACCGCAAGGGGCAACAGGAGCGACAGGCGCTACAGGACCAACTGGTCCAACAGGTCCGACGGGTGCATCGGGTTCTACTGGTTCTACTGGACCCACTGGTGCGACTGGTCCAACGGGCGCAGCATCAACTGTCACAGGACCTACGGGACCTACAGGACCTACAGGAGTGGCGGGACCAACGGGACCGACAGGAAGCGTGGGAGCCACAGGACCCTTGGGACCTACTGGAGCCGTGGGAGATACTGGAGCAACTGGTCCCACAGGCGCAACAGGAGCAGCAGGACCGACAGGTCCCACAGGTGCGACAGGAGAAACAGGTGCGATTGGACCGACAGGACCCACAGGCGCTAATGGTATTGCTGGACCGACAGGTCCCACAGGTGCAACTGGAACTGTGGGCGCAACTGGTCCTACAGGACCTACAGGACCTACTGGCGCAACAGGCGCAACAGGCGCAGACTCCACTGTTACAGGACCAACTGGACCTACGGGACCAACTGGCGCTACAGGTGTGCAAGGCGTTACGGGACCTACTGGAGCCACTGGAGAAGTTGGTGCCACAGGACCGACTGGTCCTACGGGTCCTACGGGAGCAACAGGAGCCGCCTCCACAGTAACGGGACCAACAGGTGCAACTGGTCCAACGGGTCCTACGGGAGCAACAGGAGCCGCCACCACAGTAACAGGACCAACTGGTCCTACGGGTCCGACAGGACCTACAGGACCTACAGGTGCAACAGGAACCACAGGAACATTCTCTAACGCTCAAACCATCAACACGCAAACAGGCACAACCTACACGCTTGTATCAGGTGACGCAGGGAAAATGGTAACCCTTGATAACGCATCTGCTATCACTGTTACGGTCAACGGAACGACAGCCTTGACAGCAGGGCAGGCTATTGACATGGCACAACTAGGGGCTGGACAGGTAACCGTGTCTGCATCTGCCGTTACAGTCAACGGGACACCTGGTTTGAAGTTTCGGGCTAGATACTCAGCAGCAACCTTGTTCTGTGTATCAACCGATAACTACCTTCTTATCGGGGACCTGAGTGCATAATGGCAAT